GGAAGACTTTCACAACAATATTCAATGTATAGATTAGATCCAGACTTGCCTTGGACAATTGACAATGTTGAAGTTGGCATTAGACATAACTATTTGAAACGCTCCGCAGAATATAGAAGCCGAGGAGGCTAATTTGTTTGAACCAGACTTTGATCCTTATGCTGATTTACTAGAAGCACAGGATATGATTAATCAACTTATTGTTGCACACAATGCACATGACGAATTGCTGATAGCATACAGTAAACAACATGAACACTTTGTTGGATTACTCAAAAAGACAAACAGACAAATAGCCAAACTAGAATTTGAAATACGAAAACTTAAGAATGAAACTAAGTAACCCACAAAAGCAAATTGCACATGACAGCAGTAGATTTAAGGTAGTGGTTGCTGGCAGACGTTTTGGCAAGACGTATCTTAGCCTACGTGAAATTTGTTTTCGTGCAAGAATACCTAACCAAGAAATATTCTACATAACAACTTCGTACCGTGCGGCAAAGATGATTCTTTGGAAACCGCTTAAGAAAAGACTACTGGATTTACGATGGGCAAAAAAAATAAACGAATCGGAACTGAGCATCCTCTTAAAGAATGGCTCAACGATAAGCCTAAAAGGCGCAGAAGAACCAGACCGCCTAAGAGGGGTTAGCCTAAGTTATTGTGTAATAGACGAAGCGGCTGAATGCAAACTCAAAGAACTGTGGGGAGAGATTATTCGTCCGGCGCTTGCTGATCAACAAGGCGGAGCATTGTTTATCGGAACACCAAAAGGAAAGAATAATCCATTCTATGATTTGTATGTAAATGGTAAGCAAACAAACAATTGGAAGAGTTGGCAGTTTACAACACTAGACGGCGGCTTTGTGCAACCAGAAGAAATAGAGGCTGCCAAACGTGACATGAGTGAACGTCAGTTTCGGCAAGAGTTTGAAGCAACATTTGAAAGTTATGAAAACAGAGTTGCATGGGCATTTGACAGAGATATTCACTTGCATGACCGCACACAGTTTGACACTTCAATGATACACATTGGAATGGACTTCAACGTCAATCCAATGACAGCAGTGGTTGCAGTAAGAGAAGGTGACAAACTATACACCATAGACGAATTAAATGTTTACAGTTCAAACACAGAAGAAGTAGCAGAAGAAATCAAAAACAGATATCCTAAGAGTAAGGTATTTGTATATCCTGATCCAAGCGGCAGTCGCAGACAGAGTGTCAGCGGTGGTATCAGTGATCACATAATTCTACAGAACGCAGGCTTTATTGTAAAGGCACCGCGCAAACATGATCCTGTAAAGGATAGAATCAATGCACTAAACGCAAGGTTCAAGTCAGCAGATGGCGAAAATCACCTGTATATTAGCAAAGACAATAAATACACTGTAGAAAGTTTAGATAAACACATCTTCAAAGAAGGGACAGGAATTCCCGACAAAGACACAGGTTATGACCATATGTTCGATGCGCTAAGTTATATGGTTGCCTTTTTGTTTCCTGTTCGTAAGAATGTTGATAACAAGGAGCCCCTGGGACGCTGGGGTGTGGCTCTGCAATCATAAGGATCCAATATGTCAAACGCAACAGAAACAATTCAAAACGAAATTGCCAAAGTATTAAGTGGCAATGACATTTATAACAGTTATAAGAAACAATACAAATTCCTACTAGAAAGTTATCTAGGTGGAGACGAATATCGCAAAGCAGGACACCTTGCTAGATACCAAACAGAAACTTCAGCAGAATACGACCTGCGACTAAGAACAACACCGTTGGACAATCATTGTCAAAGTGTTGTTTCAGTTTATACTTCATTCCTTTTCAAAGAACATCCTTTAAGAGATCTAGGCTCAATGGCAGACGATCCTATGATGCAAAGTTTCTACATGGATTGTGATTATGAAGGTAGAACACTAGAACACTTTATGCGTGACTTGAGCATTTGGGTAAGTGTATTTGGACACGCCTGGATGATTGTAAGCAAACCTAACATTGGCGCGGCAACAAGAGCAGAAGAAGTAGAAGCAGGTGTAAGACCTTACCTAAGTATGTTGACACCTATGTTTGTTACAGACTGGCAGTGGACAAGAAACAATTTAGGCAAATATGAACTGTCATATTTGAAGTATATTGAAGAAGTAAATGGTGACACAACTACAATCAAAGAATGGTCTACTGAAATGGTAAAGACTACAGTAATTGATGAACACCAAAATGATATCATTGAAAGTATTGTAGAAGAAAACCAGTTGGGTAAGATTCCTGCTGTGATTTGCTACAACAAAAGAAGTTCAGTACGGGGTGTTGGTGTAAGTGATATTGCAGACATTGCAGATCTACAGAAGTTTATCTACAATGCACAATCAGAAGTAGACCAAAGCATTAGACTAAACACACATCCAAGTCTAGTTAAGACACCTAACACACAAGCAGGCATCGGCGCTGGTGCATTGATACACATGGATGAATCAATGGACCCTGGATTGAAACCTTATCTACTTGAATTTAACGGCACTTCAGTTGAATCAATTTATCAGGCGGTAGACCAGGCAATTGAGGCTATTGATAGAATAGCAAACACCGGCGCCGTTCGCGCCAAAGAAAGCAAAGTAATGAGTGGAGTTTCAAGAGAAGTAGAATTCCAAATGCTTAATTCACGTCTTGCAAGTAAAGCACAGTCAATTGAACTTGCTGAAGAGCAGATGTGGAGATTGTGGGCGGAATACATGGGATATGACTGGGAAGGCTATATCAAATATCCTATGAGTTATAACATCCGCGACACCTACAATGATTTAGAATTCTATATCAAAGCATTAGCCGCGGGCGTTCCTTCAGACACTTACAAAAAAGAAGTGTATAAGATTATTGCAGACCTTGCAGTTGACAATGGCGATGCTTACAAAACAGTGGTTGATGAAATTGACAACTTCAAACAGCATCCAATGTATAATCCAGAAACAGGAGAAACTGTAATTGCAACAACCGAAGCAGAACATCTTGCACTAGGTGCACAAGGCTTCATTCATCCAGAGCAAGCAACAGTAAGAAACGTAGATGGCATCCAAAACTGATATTGAAAACCACGATAAGTTATTAACAGAAGTTATTGACACTAACGTGGCAAATATTGAAGACGCTACTAAGGCGGTTGAAAATCGTTTGGCAGAAGTAATTCTAGCACAAGCAGATCCAGCAACTCTTGTAAACAACCGCGCACAACTGCAACAGGCATTTCAGCCTATGTCAGACTTTGTGCAAACTATTCCGGCAGAGTTGCAAACCGTAGCCGATGACACAGTAGCATTACAAGGACTAGGTGACAAAGATCAAGCAGACACAACTGCTACACAAACACTATCACAGATCGCACAGAACTCAATAGAAACAGAAATACAACAACAGCAAAATTCAATTATTGATGAAATTGTTATCGCTGGCATAGCCGGAGTAGCAGTTGATCAATTGGCCCGCCAGGCACGCACGGCTGTATCAGGAGTATTTGCAGAGACCTCAGACGCAGAAGCAAGAAGACTTCAACGTGAACTGAGGAGTTTGAGAAACAGCGGTGCACCTGCAAGTGAAACACAACCAATTGTAACCAAGTTGAAAGAAAAGTTTGCAGGTGTAACATTAGGAGCAAACCTCAGAGAAACAGTAAGAAGAAAGTCGCAAGACACTGTAATGAGATTTGAAGGCGCATTTAGTTTGGGTCGTGCCAAACGCAAAGAAGTCAAACGCTTTGAATATGCAGGCGGAGTAATAGAAACTTCAAGAGAGTTTTGCCAACAGTTAGATGGTGCCATACTTACCGAAGAAGAGATTTACAACATTTGGAACAGCGACAGTTGGGCAGGCAAAGAGCCAGGTGATCCTTTTGTTGTAAGAGGTGGATATAACTGTAGACACTTTTGGGTTCCAGTGGAGGATGAATAATGGGAAAACAAATTAAACAATTACAATCAACAAACACAACAGAATGGGAAGTTGCACTAGGTGAAATTGACAATGCAACACACATACACAAGTTTGGTGCAAACTTTGATATCGACAACAACTCAGAACCAGAGTCAGTGTGGACAGGTGGAGGTTTGTATCCTTGGAGTGCATTTGACACAGCAGGTGTGTTAGTTGTTACAAGTGACGACACTGATGACGATGTGGGTCAAGCAGGCGCCACAGAAATTATCGTAGAAGGATTGGATGACAATTACGAAAGTATAACTGAAACATTTACAATGGATGGTACTGCTAATGTTACAGGCACACAGACATTTAAGAGAGTGTTCCGTGCTTATGTATCTGCTGGTGATACAAATGTAGGAAACATTACAGTATCAAGAGGCGGAACAACAGTAGCACAGATAGACGCTGAACGTGGGCAGACACTAATGGCTATCTATACCATTCCAGCAGGATACACAGGTTATTTGTTGTGTGGTGATTTCTCTGTTCAGAAAAACAAAGACGCACAGGTTATGATGTATGTGCGTCCAAGCGATGGCGTGTTCCGTATCGCTCATATGGCAGAAGTATACGAAAGCACATACCGCTATGACTTTCCTATTCCTTTGCCCATCCAAGAAAAAAGTGACATTGACATTCGTGCTGACAATGTAGAATCAAACAACACACGAGTTACAAGTAACTTTGATTTATTATTAGTTAAAGATTAAGGAGGAAAACGCTATGCCTAAGAAAAAGAAAAAAGGTTCACGCGGTGGACGCAGAGGTTGATTGGAACCTTTACTTTGATACAATTAAACGTGTATGCCCGTGGAGTCATGCCGCTTGGAAGAGGGCCGCGGTAGACTTAACATTGTGGCGGGGAACTATATCCCCCTTGGGCAACTGGGAAGCGAGATTATACCTTGCACCCCGCCACAATCCCAGACAATTGAAAAAGATGTCGGATAGGTTCAATCGCGAACGTCCGCATGAAGAATGGCTTTGGAGTCATCCTAGTTTTGAAAACTATTCAACTCCAGTGCCTTGTTTCATACAACAGGACCGAAAACAACTTGAAAAGGCTCGAAATTGTATAGAAAAAAAGCGAAACGCATAAATAACTTTACAAGAAGTCTAGCAAGACTAGACAACTAACATTACTCTTATAGGAGGTTACCGCAACATGAGCGACGATATCATGGAACAGAATGTAGAGGTTACTGAGCCCACAGGCACTACTGAAAATCAGGCAGAAGCAGTCAAAACTTATACACAGGAAGAGTTTGACAGACATATGGCAGGTATGCGTAAGAGCATCGAGTCAAAGTTTGAAAAACAACTTGCTGAATTAGGTGACTTAGGAGAACTAAAGCAAATGAAAGCCAATGCTGAAAAAGCCAAACAAGATGAGGCATTGAAGCGCGGCGAGTTTGAAAAAGTTCTACAAGAAATGGCTGCAAAGAAGGATGCTGAAATCCAAAAGAGAGATCAAGTGATCAAAGAATACAAGGTTAACACACCATTGATTGATGCAGCCAGTAGATACAAGGCAGTTGCACCTGAGCAGGTTAGGTCATTACTTAACAATCAAGTGCGTCTTGGAGAAACTGGTGATGTAGAAGTTGTAGATTCAAATGGTACTGTTCGTTATTCAGATTCAGGAACACCATTAGGTGTTGATGATTTGGTAAAGGACTTCCTAGAAAAGAATCCACACTTTGTAAGCGCCGCTCCGGCAACAACAAATACAAAATCAAATACTGGTGTAAGTAACATGGTAGACTTTGATGTAAATAAATTGGATATGAAGAATCCCGCACATAGACAACGCTATGCAGAAGCCAAAGCAAATGGCTTAATCTAACGCCAAAAATTTAGGAGAAATCAATGGCTAACAATACTACAATCAATAGCGAACTGTTTACCAAACTGCTTGCAGAGGCTCAGTTCGCGGCATACGAGCAAAGTGTTGCTCGTCAGTTGGTGACAACTTTTGATGTCCCAGCAAACGCAGGTAAGGTACTATCAGTTCCTGTATATTCAGCAGTCACAGCAGGTGACCTAACAGAAGCAACTGCACCAAGTTCCGCTGATACAAACACAACAGCAGTTGACATCACAATGGCTGAAATCGGCACATACTTTGAAGTATCAGATATGCTTCGCGATTCAGCAGAACGTGATGTAATTGCAGACCTTGGCGCACAAGCAGGTCGTGCTATTGCAGAAAAAATGGACGAAGACGTGTTCGCACTATTCAACTCATTTACTGCATCAGTAGGCACAGAAGACAGTGCAATCACTGTTGACAACTTGTTTGAAGCAGTGGCAACACTTCGTGCTGCCAAAGTAACTGGCCCATTAGCGGCTGTATTAGGTCCACGCCAGGCCCTACAACTTAAGAAAGAACTTGCTACAGCAGGCGGTGCAAACCTAAGTGCTAACGAAGTAGCAAACTCAGTCTTAAGAGGTTACTACATCGGTTCATTGGCTGGTTGCCAAATCTTTGAATCAAGCCTAGTTAAGTCAGACCTAGACACTGACACTGACACTGAACTAAACATGGTAGGCGCAGTATTTGCTCCAACTGCTATCGGACACGCAATGCGCGGTGGCATTAACATGGAAACACAGCGTCAGGCTGCAAAGAGATCCGAAGACATTATGATGAGTGCTGTGGTTGGTGAAGCCATCCTACAGAACGCACACGGTGTTAAGATCGTAGGTAGCGCATCTGACTAAGGAGTAAGTTGAATGGCCTTTATAGTAGACAATAACGTAACAATTTCTTTTGCAGAATATGAAGATGTTCTGGAGAGGGATCAGCGTTTATTTGATAGCAATGAAGGCTTAACTGACTCGGTTGTAGAAGAAGCATTGATTAGAGCAACTTCAAGGATCTTAAATAAGATTCGCTCATCTGCCTGGTGGAGAGAATATTACGTCAAACGCGATACAAGTCTTGTTCTTACCACCTTGGCAGACATTCCAGCAGTAGACCCAGACAAAATTAAGGATCGTCAAGTTGACTTTACTGAACTTTGTGTTTACTGGGCTCTTGCAGATTACATCCTACCACAAGTTGCTAACTTTGGTGACGAAGGGGACGATGATAGAAACAAGATGGGCTACTATGAAAATAGAAAAGAAGCCTTATACTCGGAATTGATCACTGCTGGTGACTGGTATGACTTTGATGACGACGGAACAGTTGATTCAGACGAACAAGAACCAGGCACATATAATTTGAGAAGATATAGATGAGAACGCAAGTATTAGATGAATTGAAAAAGTTGGCTATCACAGGATACACAATATCCAACGAACAGCCATACGATGAATCTGGACTTGCATTGTATCTAAGAAATCCAAAGAAGATTTATGTAGACAGAGAGCAAACTGAAATTGCTCCTTTGATTACAACAATGAACTCTGCGGATATCTCAAATGAAACAACCACAGTCAGGGCTTACTACTCAATCGACGCTAAAAACATTCCAGCAAACTATGACACAATTATCTCCAGCCTGCGCGGTATTAAATCATCAATAGTCCGCAACGGTGCTAATAGTAGAGAGGCGTTTGTAACTACTACTTACGAAGGAGATTTGATGGTTGTGGAGTTGGAATACAGACTAACTAGAGTAATATAAAAGGAAAAACACATGGCATACATTTATCCAGCACCAGGTGTAACTAACGTAGAAATGACGCTAGGCATTAGCGTAGCGGCAAACTCTGCGGCATCACCTGAATTAACACTTCCTGGACTACAGGACGTGACAATTAATGCGGCCAATGATGTGTTTACTTGGACTCAACTAGATACTGCTTCTAAATTGCAGATCGCTACCACTGCAACTAACAGTGTGACAATGAACATTGTTCTTGATCAGACTGCATGGTTTGGTGATACAGGCGAAACTGCAGGCGAAGCAGATTACATAGGTATTTGGACATTGTCAGGCGACAAAACATTGCTTGACTTTGAAATTTACTTAGGTGACACAAATAGTGGAGCGGCAGGTAAGACAATCAGCGGCGAAGGTTATATCACAGGACTTGCTCCTACGGTATCAGCCGATGCACCTGTATGGGTATCACCAATCACAATTACAGTGACTGGCGACTATACAGTATCTTAAAGCAATAAATATCTTTACGTAGAGCGTGAGGGTATAAAGGATTGGGGGGTTTTTGCCCCCCTTTTCTACGACCGTGCTAAATACAATGAAGGATTTATAGATGAAAGATTTAATGGATAGCAAGTCAGACGACGAACTTCTTCGTAGTATGATTGCAGAAACAGCAAAGGCAAAAAATGAAATAGCCTGCGCAAAAAAAGATATAGAAAAAGCCACAGGCAGATTAAATTTCCTAGTTGTCTTGGCAAACAAATTGATTGAAAGAAGGAAGATTAAATGAAACTTAAAGAATTGGCAAAGAAGCCCGAACTTACAAAAGTAACAGTTGACAGTGAAGTAATTGTCAAAGCATATGGTGAACCACTAGAGTTTTGGATGTGGGACCGTCAAGATATTCCAACCTATTTGCAATTAGCACAATTGAAAGAAGACCACGGTGCGATATTTAATGTCGTACGAAAACTCGTGTTGGATGAAGATGGCAAACCTGCGTTAGAAGAAGATGATACACTACCAATTGATGTTATGATTCCTGTGGTTGAGAAAGCAATCACACAATTGGGAAACATGACACCCCAGACTTCGGCAATCTAAGTTCCGAAGTTGGCGTTTGGTTGACACTAGACTTTACAGCCAAACGATATGGGGTATTGCCAAGTCATTTAGTTAAACACGGGGACACTTTGGATTTGAGATGTGCAGAAGTAGCAATAGGTTATGAAGCATATGCAGTCAAAAACCCGGACAAGAAAACAAATCATGGTTACAGCCAAGAAGATTTGTTAGCACAGTTGGAGGCAGTTAGAAATGCGCAGGATCGGACCTGATAAACTAGGACCAAGGACACGAAAGGTCAAAAGATTTCTTGAAACACTACCAAGAAATATGCACCAAGAATTTGTTCGTGTAACTCCTATTGATACAGGTAACGCAAAGCGTAGCACAGATCTCAAACAAAATGAAATCCAAGGTAATTATGATTATGCAAATCGATTGAATAATGGACACAGTCGTCAAGCACCAGGGGGCATGACTGATCCTACAATTGAATATGCAAGAGAAGAAATAAGGAAACTGAAGTAATGGCAACAATTAAAGACCGTTATATACTTGAAGTTGATACCGAGGGTGGCGTTAGAGGAATGAACAGTGCCGGCGTAGCAGCCGGTGGACTTGCTTCTAAGTTGAAGGGTATTGGACCATTAGCAGTAGCAGCCGCAGGTGCCTTAGCAGGTATTGGCGCAGTTAGAGGCATCACTAACAAGATTGATGAAATGGATGAACTTGCCAAGAGTGCAAGACTTGCTGGTGCTGCCGCCGGAGAAGATGCATTTAGAGGCTTCCAAGTTCTTCAACAAGCAATGAGTGAAGCAGGCATTGATGCCGCGACATTTGACAGAGCAATGTTGCAAACAACTTCAAGACTGCAAGAAGGTTTAGAAGGCGGCAAGGCATTTGCTGAAATTACAGACAAACTAGGCGGTTCAATACGAGACAATCAAGGCAATCTAGTTGACGGTGCAACAGCACTTCAAGCAATGATTAACGCATTGAATGAAGGTACTATTTCAACAGATGAATTTGCAAAAGTAGTAGGTGGTAGAGCAGGACCTCTTATCCAACAACAATTTGCAAGTTTGAACACAAGTGCAGAAGCATTACAGGCAACACTTACCGACGTTGAAGAAAATTCAAATATTGTAAGTTTAGGTGCCGCACAAAACGCTGAAGCATTCAATGACACAATGGGCAGACTACAAACTGTCGCTGGGAGATTAGGAAATGAAATTGTTGAAAAATTGCTACCGCATTTGGTGGAACTTGCAGAAGGTGCGCTATCAGTTCTTCCAGGATTTATTGACGGAGTCAAAGAAAGTTTTGAAACGCTAGAGCCTGTCTTTACACTGGTTGGCACAGTAATCAAAGACCTTGTTGTTCCTGCATTGCAAGTTATATTTGAAGTGCTAGGTCAAGTTGCAAGTGTTGTGACACCATTAGCAGAAGCGGCTATACCAGCACTAAGAGCAGGCTTTGAAGCATTAGGAAATGTAGTAAGTGGCATTATTGAATTCTTTAGAAGCGCCGCAGAAACACTACAAAACATCTATGACAAAGCAATACAGTTAAAGGATGGTGTAACTGACACATTTAGCGGTGTTGCAGAAGGTGTTACTGATTCAGCCAAAGAAGCATATGACGGTGTTACTGGTTGGTTTGGACAGATGTATGATGAAGTTGTTGGTAACTCAATCGTACCTGATATGGCAAACGGTGTGTTAAGTAGTTTCGACAGCATGACTGGCGGAATGGTTAGTAAGATTGGCGAAGCAGTTTCAGGTGTTATTAGCGGATTTGAAAATGTTGCTAGAACTATTTCAGGCAAGTTTGAAGATATCACAGGCATTTCATTGTCAAACATTAGAAGCCAAGTTGGTAACATGGCAAGTCAAGTTGGCAGTGCAGTTGAAGGATTGGCTACAGACGTTTCAAATAGATTCCAAGGTATTAGAGAGAACGTTGGTAGTTTTGCTAACAGGATTGGTGCAACAGACGTATTTGAAGGCCTTGGAGAACGCTTTGCAGGATTCTTTGCTAACGGCGGAAACATTCCAAGTGGACAATTTGGATTGGTAGGAGAGCGCGGTCCGGAACTTATTAGTGGACCTGCAAACGTGTTACCATTAGACGTTGCAGGCACAGGATCGCAAACTGTAAACTATTATATCCAAGCAGTTGACACAAGAAGTTTCAAAGATTTAGTAGCAAGAGATCCAGCATTTATTCACGCAGTAGCATCGCAAGGGCAAGTTAGAATGCCAGCAAGGAGAAGAGCATGAGTTTTCAATGGGTAATTGATAATTGCGAACAGTTATCAATCAATAGAGTGCAAACAGCAGGTAGCACAACAGCAAGAGATGGTAGATACCGTGCAGTGCAAAGAGGCGCTAATCCATATATCTTTACTGTCAAATTGCCAGACGGTCCTCGTTGGAGTGAAATTTATACAGAGATAGAAGCAATTGAAGCACTAGGAACGCACACTGCTGAAACAGGTGTGCAAATAAAGTATTCACAGTTTCCTTGGTTCTATGGTAATACACAACCTGCTTCAAACGACAGTTATGATTTAATTTGTGTGCAAATGCCAAATTGGAATATATTTGCAAGAGACCAAGTTGCATGGAGTGGTCCATTTATATTTGTTGAGGATATTGTTTAATGACGCAAATCAATTT